AAATTAAATAAAAACTCTATCCAGCCAAATTCTGAATTAACCCACCTTTTGGTTACTCGGACATCAGCAATATGCATGTCCTCCGAAAATAAGCTGTCAAAAAAAGCTTTAGCCAAATTATCCCAGTCCGGTCTTGATTGATGAAGCTTCATGTGCATTTCTTCTTTTTTGTATTTCTTCCAAGACTTAGGTACAGGTAAGTAGAAAACAAGATGCCCTCCTTGATCTGGAGGGACAAATCGTTTTTGTTTAGCTAAGCCACTTAGCGTTAGTTTGTAATCGTTGTATTTTTCAAGACGCAATAATCTTTTTAATCCAGGCGGGCGAAGTTTTTCTCTAGGTATTCTGAAGAAAATTCTGTCCCCTTGTGTTGCCCGGACGTTGGTTTGCGGCGTAATGTTAAATACTACCTTTTTGTTGTTTTTCAAGATCGTTGTCTATTTTTATCCAATGCCTGTGAACTATCTTTGACAAATTTAGGTTAATATATCCAGATATAGTTTGACCTCTTGTCTTTGCTATGTGCCGAATCCTGTCTAATAATTCTTTGTCAATTCTAATTGAATCTGTGGGTTGTTGTAGCATAATGTGGTAAATTTAAGATTTGTTGTTAAAGTTAAGATGCAATAGTTCAAATTCTTTTAAATATTCTCTTGCCTTGATTACCTTATCGTAGATTTTATTTATCACTTCTTCGTTTCTTTCTACTGGGAATATCAATACTCTTTCTTCTTTAGGTATGTCGCTGAATAGCATATTGCTTTCTATCTTGATTGCCTGCTTAATAAACTCTGGGCTTTCTTCTGATATTACATCCAGGGAGCGCAATAGCTTGTATTTCTCGGCATTTATGATATGAAGTGGCGTATCTACTAAACAATAGGCAATGTAGGCTGATTTAGCCCCAGATAGTGCCATGTAACCTTGTAGCTGATAGTAATATTGGTTGTCCAAGCCTTCTCCGACATTGGCCATAAAAGTGAATAGGTCATAACTTGATTTTATATCTGTTATTGAATCTGCGTTTCTTATACTTTCGCCTTCGTAAATGTCCGGCAGCCCGGTTATGTAATCATTGTTTAATCGTTCCTCATTCTTGACTAGCATTTTCTTTTGGAATCTTGATAGCAATGTTATACTTTCTTCCTCTACTTCTATTCCTTTCTGCATTTGCTTAGTAACAATATCCTTTTCTCTGCCATATTTCTCTTGGATATATACGTTTTTAAGATGCGTCTTGGCTGTTTTTGATAATTCGCCTGCATCTTTCGCAGCCTTTTCTTTAGGTTCGGTCATTATATTCCCGATGCTGCTACACCTAATTAAGATTTCGTTCCAATTCATACTGATAATTGTTTTAGTTTTAACTGATACTGTTTCTTTAATCCTTGCGGAATAACTAGCTTATACGTTTCCAGCTCGCGGAGATCATTGCATTCTTCTATAAGAATTTGCATACGCCTTTCTTCTGTAGTTGGATCTGGCCTCTCAATCTTCGCAACGGGTAGCGGGGCATCATCTTTCATCCTGTTTAAATCCCTTCCGAATATCCTTCCAAACTTCTTTGCACAGGAAAGAAGAATCATGGCTTCAAGACGAGGAGAATCGGTCCTTAAATTTCCGGTCAATATAATCCCAGCATCACCGCTACGGCGAATCTTTTCTCCAGAAACAGGATTTATTATTTCCATAACTCCAGATCCCCTTGCCCACTTTCTTCCAAAAACCTCTCTTGTAACCTCAAAGTTCCACTTGCCTAAGAACACTTCATCAAGAAGCATTTGAACTGTTGAAATGGGAATGTATAAGCTGCCATCATCATTTTTCCGGATGTGGGACGGATCGGGATCTTTGTTAAGATCGTCAACGAATTGCTTGTTCATCATACTGTTTTCGCTTTAGATAAAAGACTGCTGGAAGATTCCATTAATTTCTTTACATAATTTAGCCTCTTAACATCTTCAGCATCTAATTGCTTTGAGCGGACTATTTCATAAAGAACCGAAACACATTGAGATAGGTCCTCCAATAAAGCAGGATCAATTTGAAGTTTCTTTTTCATTGCTTTGTTTTAATGTGAATAATGGCAAATATACCACAATTTACCACACTGCAAAATATTATTACTCATTTTTAATAAAAAAAATTATAAAATATATACCCCCTTGTTTTGTTTCGCAACATTTCGCACAAGAAATAAAAAAACCCACCCCCCACTTAATAAAACAAAAAAAATTATGCCAACGTAATTACAAAAGTTACCCCCGTACGATTTTCAGCGTGCGCGTTTTGGGGCTTCCGATTGTTTAACTGGGTGGGTGTGAACTAAGCGCGGCAATTATAGGTGTCTGCTGTGTGTCCGGCTGCCTGCTGTGTGGCTGATGGGCTGCGGCTGTTGGGGTTATTGTTGTACCGGCTGCCATTGTCCTGCTCCTGCTGTTGTGGGCTGCCTGCCATCGTTCTAACTTGTTGGGGGTGCTGTTGATCCGGTGCGCTGCTTCGTGTCTTGTGTCTTGTGGCTTCCAATGGGCTGCTTTATGGGTGTTTAGCTGCTTAGTAAGGTAAAGGGAAGGGAGAAGGGGAGAAGGGGAGAAAGGGCAGGAAAGGGCAGGAAAGGGGCGTAATATTGTTCTTAACAAAAAATTATAACAAAAAATAAAAATAAATTTGGATTAGATTGATATTTAGTATTACATTTGCAATGCTATTGAGTTACCAAAGAGGCACAAATGAAATACAAACAAATTACAAACGAATTACAAGCGAATTACAGATGAATTACAAGCGAATTACAGATGAATTACAAAAGAATTACAATTAAATTACAAAAGAATTACAAATTATGAAAGCAAGAAAATCATCTCCTAAAAGTATCCGATTTAATATTAATGAGTTTTCTATTGGAATGGAAATTGGCAAATTTGAATCTGCCCAAGAACTTGTTGATGTTTTATTAAGAAATTATGTTTTTTCTAATGAGAAACCAAAAGAAAAATTAAATTTACCCAAAGAAGAAGAAGCAGAGGGTATTATTGAATCAGAAAAAGAATTAAGCAAAGGGGAGCTTTTAAGGTTAATGAGGAAAGATAACCAATAATTTAAAACTTAATAGGTGCTGTTAGGTGGCGAAGCGAACAGTTGTTTTGTTTAAATTAAAAAAAGGGAGGGATTTTAAAATATAAATTATGAAGATATTAGTAGGATGTGAGGAATCACAAGCGGTAACAATAGAGTTGCGAAAATTAGGACACGAAGCATTTAGTTGCGATTTGTTGCCTTGTAGTGGAGGACATCCCGAATGGCATTTAAAAATGAGCATCTTTGATATTGATGCTAAAGGTTGGGATATGATAATAGCCTTTCCACCTTGTACAGATTTGGCAGTAAGTGGAGCAAGGCATTTTGAACGTAAAATTGCAGATGGTAGCCAACAAAAAAGCATTGAATTTTTTATGAGAATTGCCAATATGGATTGTGAAAAAATTGCAATTGAAAACCCAATTGGCATAATGAGTGGTAAATGGAGAAAACCCGACCAAATTATACAGCCTTGGCAATTTGGAGATAAGGCACAAAAAAGCACTTGTTTATGGTTAAAAGGATTGCCTAAATTAGTGCCTACTGAAATAGTTGACAAAGGAGAGTTTTTTGATTTTACCAGTAAGAAAGGTGAAAAGAAACGGATGCCAATGTGGTATTATAAAGCCTTGCAAGATGCCAAAACACCCGAACAAAGAAGAACATTAAGGAGTAAAACATTTAATGGTATTGCAAAAGCTATGGCAGAGCAATGGACTAAACCTTTTACAAATTTGGAAAATTTGCAGAGTGCGTTGGCTTTTTAATTTAAACAAAACAATTGCACCTAACGTTTTCGGGCTTGGCGAAGGTGGGTTTGTAGGATGCTCAAAGTTTGCAGAATGTGTCTGCCCACTTTTGCCAAACCCGTGTTATATGAAGTGCCGACTTATTTAAGATGAAGCCCAATTGGAACACTAAACAGAAAAACAAAAAGAAAAAAAGGGATGGAAAATTTTTTAAATAAAATCATTAACGGAAACTCATTAGAAGTATTGAAAACAATACCTGATAATTCCATTGATTGCTGTATTACTTCGCCACCTTATTGGGGATTGAG